ATCTCTGGTATGAGATGTACGAGGAGGCCAAGACCGACCACCGCCAGCGATCGCTGTTCAGCGGGTGGTGGGCCAAGGACAATCAGATCATCTCGCGGGACCATCCTGACTTCGAGAAATATGGTGTGCAGCCGCCGACCTCGCGTGAGATCAAGCGCATGGAGGAGGTCTACAAGCTCTACGACTGGCGGATCACGCGAGAGCAATTGGCGTGGATCCGGCGCAACTCCGATCCAAATCCAGAGGACAACGGCGACGCGCCGAACGAATATGAGGCCAGCGCCGCGCAAACCGCTGAGCAATGCTGGGTGGATACCGACTGCTTCCAGCTTCCAGGCAGCCAGTTTTTCTCGTCCGAGGCGTTGCANAAGCAGGCGACGCACAACGTCCGCAACAAGTTCCTGACCTATGCGTTTTTCCACGGTATCGAGTTCGCGGATCTGCGCGTCGAGCGTGCCCGCAACAACCGGTCGATTGAGCTAAAGGTGTGGGAAGAACCGGTCGATGACAGTGTGTACACCGTCACCGCCGACCCGGCATTCGGCTACAACGAGAAGAACGACCGATCAGCCATCCAGGTCTGCCGCTGCTACGCTGACGGACTTGAGCAGGTGGCCGAATACGCCTGGCCACTGATCACCACCGACCAGTTTGCGCACGTCATATTGGGCGTCGCGGCGTGGTATGCCGGCGATCGCTCCGAGGTCTACCTGATGGTTGAACTGAACGGCCCTGGCGAAGCGGTCTGGAAGGAGATCAGAAACACCCAGACCAAGATCAAGATGCCCTATTACGCCGCCAAGATGCAGGAGAAGGGCCTGGGTGATGTCTTTCGGAACGTGCGCAACTACATCTACTCCCGGCCCGATAGCATGTCGGCCGGCCGAGCCTGGATGTGGAAAACGGGCGAGCAGCAGAAGGAGACCATGATGAACCAACTGCAGGCGGCCACCGACAACGGTACGTTGGTCATCCGGTCTATGGCATCGCTTGAGGAGATGCGTTCGGTGCAGCGCGAAGGCGGCTCGATCGAGGCGACTGGATCGAACAAGGATGATCGCGTGGTGACGCTGGCCATGGCGGTGGTCTGTTGGTTTGAGCGGGTGCGCGGCAAGATGATGCAGGCCCGGCGCACGCGGGAGTTCGAGCACGGCAAGCACAACCTGTCGGTCGTCGATCGGGTGAAAATGTTCAACCAGTCGCAACTCGACACGTTCTTTGCGCAGAAGACCGTAGCGCGGCGGCAGGCGGTTCGCGCGGCGCTACAGACGAGCAGACGGCGATGAGCGGCAATTCTGTCTCTGACGGCGCCCGCCCGGTCGTGCAGGTCAATGCCGAGAAGGACATGGAGGCGTTTGACATGCTGCCGCCGCAGGTGAGGCGGGCTTTCGCGGAGGCACCGGTCAATCTAGCCTCGGAATACGCCGTCGGCATGCCGGCAGAGGATGTGCTGGCCGAGTACGCTGACGACTTCAAACACTTCACGCCGCTGCACATCCACCCGCGCCGCAACCGCTGGCTTTAGATGATTGTGCTGGACATGGCACGAGGAGAAATCGCGCAGCCCGGCGGCGTGCTTCCGCCTGTGCGCCTTTCGCACAAAGAGAGCAAACTTATGGAGGCTCTTTCGTCAGGAAGACCGGCAACTTTTGATTTCATCCTGTCCAGCATGTACGGCGACAGCCCGCCAAAAAGCGACTGCGAGATGCTTGGCGCATTTGTGTGGCGCATACGGCGCAAAATGAAAGCGGCAGGTTGGCCTGACATGGTAGCTACCATATGGGGCAGAGGTTTCGTTCTCAGCGAGGCCATTGAGGTGGCCAACGACCCTGCCAAGATGGATGTTTCCATATCGCCTAGCTGCATGAAGCTGCTGGAAAAGCTGCTCCGCTCACATCCAGAGCGGAGCGCTGCGTCCCTTGTCCTGACCGCTATGAGGCTCTGATGCCACGCTTTAGAACTTACGAGTGCCCGTCGTGCACCAAATCCTTCGAGATTTTTCACATGACGCTCGACGAGCCACCGCCGCGCTTCTGCACGCACTGCGGATACGACACTCACGCCGATGACGCATCGGTGCTGACCGTGCCGCTGGCGGCGCCGCGCATTGCCAAGCCGATCGGCAAGTCGGTGGACGCCACCTACCGGGCGGACGAAGAGGGTGCGGCCTTCCGGGCCGACTACGCCCAGCAGGTGCTCGGACTGGACAAGGAGGCGGCCGATTCGCTCCGCATCACCGACATGCGCGACAACACCAAGCCGGGCGAGTCGGCGGTCGTGCCGGTTGTCAACCCGGTGAGCCAGTTCATGGACTCCAACCAGGGTGCTGTGGGCTTCCAGGGCGGCGCGGTGAACTACCAAGGCTACAGCGAGGCAGTCAGGACCGGCCCGGCACCCAACGCCGGCCGCAGGGCGCAGATCGACGTACGCAGGCACCATGCACAACTGACGCAAGGGCATAAAGGCACGGTCATGTCGGACGTGCCGGGGCTGGAAACCCAGATGCCGGGGTATCAGTCGAGAGTGAGAACAATATAGCAATTATTGCATGGTATCGCTATCATAGAGCGCCAACCGTAGGTGCTCCGCATGTCCGCGCTGCCGTCTGACTCCAAAGGCCTGCTGAAAAAAGGTCTTGAACTGATCGACCAGTGCCGGTCGTCGGTCGGCCAGCGCGCTGCGGCATATCGCCAGTTGGCGCTGATGGCCGACAGCGGACGAGCCGACGGCACCAGGGCGCGGATCAACATGNTGTACCGGCAGCTTGACCGGGTTGCNTCCCACCTTTTCAGTCCGACAGAACTGCAATTCAGCGTCGATTTTGACGAAGANTANCCAGAGGAGATGATGAAGCGCGGGCAGCGTGTCGGCCGCCTGCTGACCCGCAAATGGCAGCGATCGGGCACTGATATGGTCTTCGGACTAGGGGTATTTGAGGCGCTGAAATACGGCGCCGTGATTCTCAAGCAGTGGCCGTCGATGGAAAAAGGNATGGCGCCCAAGCACAACCGCGGCCTGGTGATGCCGTGGCAGTTTGGCCTGTACCGAGAGGACACAAACGACATCGCCCAACACCCGGCGCTGTGCGAAACCTTCATGCTGTCCATGCCCGAGGTGTGGCGGCGCATATGGTTTCTTCCGGACGCGGGAAACCTGTTCAAACGCATCGCGGCCAACGCCAAACAAGGCTCATCTGATGATGAAATGAACAGCTTTTTTCATCAGGTGCTGTCGTCAAACCAGATCAACACCAGCGGCGTGCAGTCGGCCAGCCGGCCGATACCGGGCGGCATCGTGCAGCTCGGCAACACCTCGAATCAGGGCATGATCGGGCCGAGTGTGGACGTGCCACTGGTCAAAATGCACGAATTGTGGGTGTGGGATGAGGACGACTACACCACAATTCAGATAATCGACCGGATATCCTGGTCGCGCCGCTCGTGAAAAAGTCCAACCTCCTCATTTCGGCGCCGAAGATCCCGGACACGGGCAGTTCGCATCAGCCAGAGGCGGAAAAGAGCCAGNTGCACCCGTACACGCTCATCCAGCCGAACATGGTGCATGGCAATTTCTGGGGCCGGTCTGATCTGGCGGACGTGTTGAGTGCGCAGGACGATCTGGCGCAATTCGCCGACGATCAGACGCGCCTGATCGGCCTGTTGATCGACAAGGTGATAGGTTTTACAGGCGTTGATGGCGTCACGGACGAAGTTTACGCTCAGATGAAGAGTGCCGGCTACTACACGGCAGGCCCAGGCGGCAATATCACCGATCTGACGCCAAAATTTCCGCCGGAACTGCCCGGAATGATCCAAGAGCAGATCAAGCTCATTGAAATGCTGGGCGGCCTGGATGGCATGATGTCCGGCCGTGGCGAGCCAGGCGTGCGGGCCGGCAACATGCAGGCCAACCTCATGAAAACATCGTCACCAGGACTGCGCGACCGCTCGCTGCTGGTCGAGCGGCAGTGTGCCGAGGCTGCCGACCTGTGGCTGTCGGTGATGGAGGCAAAAGATCCGACGACGTACTGGACCGACGGCACCACGCATGACTCGCGGGAGCACACCAGCTTTACGCTGAACGATTTGCCCGAAGATCGGTACGTGTCGGTGGACAGTCACTCGGGATCGCCGATCTTCGCCGACGATCACACCCAACTGACCGCATTTGGCCTGAAGGCCGGTATTCTAGGGCCGGATGACGCCTTGGACGATTTGCCGTTTAAGGACAAGGAGATCAAGCGCGCCCGGTTGCGCAAGCGTGTTGAGGACCGGAACAAGCAGGTGCAGGAACTGATTGCCAAAGACCCGCAAGCGGCCGAGAAGCTGATTGCGGGCAAAGGTGCCGGGCATCACTAAGTCTAGGAAACCAGCCCGCGACCAGGGTGCACGATCATGTTGGCAGGGTTACTCTGCAACTGCTGCATCGCCGCGATTTCGTTGGTCTTCTGGCGTACCATCAAGGCGACTTCCAGCCGGTCCACCAGGGCAGTGTCCTGTGTGAAGACGACCGGTGTGTCATAAATGGAGAAGTTGACGGTCTGACCGTAATCGTCGACTAGCTTGATCATGTGATCCTCCACATGGATATCGCCGGGAGGAAGAGCCGGTATCGACGGGATTTCCTGGTCAAACATCAGCCGGAATTGCACTCCGCTCGGGAATGCCAACTGCAAAACTTTCACGCTTTTACTCCTTGGTTGGAAGCTGTTTCATCCAGGCGATAAACTCGCCCCGGTTGAACTTGACCTTGCGGCCGATGCGAATGTATCGCGGCCAGTTCACGTCGTCGCGGTGCTTGTAGATGTAATCGGTGCACGACCCAAGCAGGCCGGCCGCACCCTTCACTCCTAAATCGAACACAGCATCGGTGTCGCCCATAGGGACACCCCCATACAGTATCGGTCTAAAACCGTAAAGAACCAAAATGCACAGACGACAGCGATATGGTAGCGTTACCATCGGTGTGCTATCGTTACGGTGCTCAGGCTACCGTCTCCCAGGTGTTCGCACCCAGGCGGCGGCGTCAATGAGGAGCGTCTGAGCATTGTGCAACACGAACATGGGAGCAATCCGATGAACATTCGTTTCCGTCGCATGAAGCGCGGCCACAAGCGGTAACATGCCCCTGCCGCCGTCCCCGATGATGCCCGGCGCCCCGCCGGCAGCAGCGCCGCAGCCACCTACGCAGGGTCAGCCGCCCATTGGCTCCTCCCCTGCGACCGGCCCGACGCCCAATGCCGGCAACGCGGTTAAAGGCAATCAAATCGTCGGGGCGGCGCTCGGCATGCTTTCTCTCGCCGTGCCGTTGCTNGGCCCTGGATCGCCCCTTGGGCAGAAGATCCTGAAGGCCATGACGGATATTGGCAAAGACCTCCCGCCTGGCGCCACGACACAAGCCGGCGAAAAGAACGCCCTCGAGGGCTTGATGATGCGTCAGCAGAGCATGGGCCCGGCGATGGCCGCCCAGCGTCAAGGCGCTCCGCCCGCCGCAGCTCCACCTCCCGCCGCGCCACCGGGCGCATAGGACCGACACCATGGACATCTTCCGCGACTCCACGAAGGGCATTCCCAAGTCCGATCCGCAGATCGTGCGCGT